TATTCAAAAACAAGAAGGAATTAAAAATAATTGGCAATATCGTCAATATCTTCAACATAATGGACTTCACATTATGGAATATAATAGTTTAGAAACTTGTTATGATTTGGGAATTGATTCACATGTTCAAACTGGCACTACACCATCCAGCAATGTTCCTTACAAGTTTAAATCTACTTTTGATAGTAGCCAGCCAGGTTATGGCTATTGTAACAGCGACTTAAAAAATCCTTATATAAGTAGAGAACAATTAAACGCACGAATGGTAGCACCCTCTATTAATCCTGCACAATTTCAAAATTAAAATATATTAAACAAATATAATAATAAAATTACCTTTACTATTATATGAAGATTCTCTCTATTGACGTTGGTATAAAAAATTTAGCGTTTTGTCTTTTTTATAAATCAGAAGGTTCTAATCATTTTAAAATTACTAAATGGGATACCATTAATATTTCCGAACAAGAAACAATGAAATGTTGTTTTACAGATAAAGAGGTAATTTGTAATAAAATAGCAAAATTTAAAAAAGAAGATAAATGCTTTTGTTTAAAACATTCTAAAAAACAACAATTTCCTATACCAACATCAGAACTTAAACCGTCTTTTATTAATAAACAAAAAATCCAAAAACTCTATGAAATAGCAGATGCACACGGTGTTAAATATGAAAATAAAGTTAAAAAAGCAGACTTAATTAATCATATTAACGAATATATTAATAATACTTATTTCCAAATTATTGAGACCACAAATGCGTCAGATGTTAATTTGTTTGACATCGGAATAAATATTAAACATCATTTTGATAAATGGTTTTTGAATGAAAATTCTATCGACTATGTAATTATTGAAAATCAAATCAGTCCTATTGCTACCAGGATGAAAACAATACAGGGAATGATAGTTCAATACTTTGTAATGGCAAATATAAAAACAAATAAAATAGAATTTATTTCAGCATCTAATAAACTTAAATGTTGTGAAAAAAAAGAAAATGAAATTAAGACAAAATATAGTGATAGAAAAAAATTAGGCATAGCAAAATGTTTAGAAATAATTACAAATGATTTTAGATTTGATGAACACGTAAATTATTTTAATTCACATAAGAAAAAAGATGATTTATCTGATTCCTTTTTACAAGGATTATGGTTTATTAATAATAAAAATTTATAAAATATATTTTTTTATTTTTTTATTTTTTTATTTTTTTATTAAAATATATATTTTAATTCGTATTACTTAAAATTAAATGTTCTATTTAATGAATAATAATGGATAATATAATTGAAATTTCTGAATTAGATTTAAACGACAGTAATTTTAGTTTTGAAAAAAAATCTACAAATTTTGGCGGCGGATTGGAGCTTTTAATGAATGATAAAATTAAAGATAATAATAGACCAACAAGTGATATTGATTTAGAAGATTTAAATAATTTAGAAAATGAGCTAAATAATTTAGTGGATGATATTCCTAATAATAGTTTTAAACCTAAATCTGATTTATTTAGTGGGCCAAATATAAATTTTGATGATAAACCGTCTGTCAGATTTAATGATTCTAAAATTGGACAATCAACTTCTCAAACTGATAATGATAATAAAACATGGGATGGTTATGGTAAATTTAATAATATCCCATTAAATCCAGACAGAGCTGTTCCTATGGAACCAAAATATTCTAAAGAAGAAATGTTGAGAGAAAAATTCAAGTATTTAAGAAAGTTAGAGGGTCTTGAAAAGAAAGGAATTGAGTTATCTAAAAAATATAACATGGAATCATCGTTACAAGAAATGATGGGAGAATATGAAACAATAATGGAGGAAAAGACAAGGCTTAATTCCGTCAAGTTTCAAGGTAATATGTTAATGGCTATCATTAATGGTATGGAGTTTTTAAATAGTAAATTTGACCCATTTGATATTAAATTAGATGGGTGGAGTGAACAAATCAATGAAAATATTAATGATTATGATGATGTTTTTGGTGAATTATATGAAAAATACAAAAGTAAGGCTTCCATGGCACCTGAATTGAAATTATTGTTTCAATTAGGAGGAAGTGCTATGATGATTCATATGACAAATACTATGTTTAAGAGTGCAATGCCTGGTATGGATGATATTTTAAGACAAAATCCTGACCTAATGCGTTCATTCCAAAATGCCGCTGTTAATTCCATGGCGCAAACCAGCCCTGGATTTTCTGGATTTATGACTAATTTAATGAATCCGGAACCATCTGTTTCACAAGGAATGGGACCTCCTCCACCATTAGCTACACAAGGTCCAAATTCTATCCCACCTCCAAATGGTAGACCTGGAAATAATAACTACGCCGGTAGACCTGATTTGAATTTTAGTCGTAGTAATTTTACTGATGATGGTATTAGTTTGAGAGAAAATTTTGAAAGACCAGATATGCAAGAAAGAACAAGTAGACGACCTCAACCACCCTGTGCAGAAATGAGAGGACCAAGTGATATTTCTGATATTCTTTCAGGTTTAAAAACAAAAACAATAAATATTCAAGACTCGCCTATACAAAATTCTTCTATAAATCTCAATCAAAATGATAACAGCACAATAAGTATTAGTGATTTAAAAGACCTTCAATCAGAAGGCAATATGCCAAAACGCAGTGGACGCCGTAAAAAGTCTGCAAGTAATACAGTTAGTTTAGATATTTAATTTTTTTATAATTTTTATATTAATACTATTAATAATATAAAAATATATTTTTTTGTTTTTTTGTTTTTTTGTTTTTTTGTTTTTTTGTTTTTTGTTTTTTGTTTTTTGTTTTTTGTTTTTTTGTTTTTTTGTTTTTTTGTTTTTATGTTTTTTTGTTTTTTTTATTTTGTTTTTTGTTTTTTGTTTTATTTTATTTTTTTGCTTTTATATTAATCAAAATCAATTTTTAAATCTAAAATATATTTATATTTTTCATTTATTAATTCTTCTAATTTTTCTGCTTTTAATATTTTATCTTTTTTCAAGATTTCTGATGTCTCATAAATCAACTCCTTACACTTTACTAATATAATATTAGCATAATTATAAGCATTATTAATCAATTCAATCACTTCATTATCTATTAGTTCTTTATATTTTTCACTTGAACTTGGATAAATTATATTACTTCCCATACCATAATAAACAATCATTTTCTCTGCTAATTTTAAAGCTTCTTCAAAATCATTTATTGCTCCTGTTGTTACACTTACATTGTAAAATACCTCTTCTGCAATCCTTCCAGATAAAAGTATCATGAGATGTTCAAACAATGCTTCACGAGTATAAATATTAGATGTAGAGCCTTTGAATACGGTATAACCTGGGCTCTTTGGTGATGATAAATTGATTACCACTTTGGACATTTTAGAATGATATTTAGAGAGAAATCCGACGATTGCATGTCCCATTTCATGGATAGCAATATGGTCTATAATATCAGACGTAAATTCGTGGTCATTTGGCTGCCATCCTGCTACCATTTTGTTCATCACATAATCAAAATCTTTATAGCAAAATTGTGTATTATTTAATCGTAAGGCATTTAACATTGCTTCGTTTAATAAATTTTCTATTTGGGCACCTGATAAACCTTCAGTTACCTCTACTAATTCACTTAAACCAATTGAATCACAATATGGTTTACCTTTTATATGTATATCTATAATTGCTTCACGCGTTGTGCTATCTGGCAATCCAATATATATTTTTTTGTCAATTCTACCTGGTCGTATTAAAGCATTATCCAATAAATCTATTCTATTTGTTGCAGCTACAAGAAAAATACCTGTATTATTTTTAAAACCATCTAATTCTACCAAAAGTGCATTCAAAGTATTGTCTCTTTCATTTGATGAACTTTCACCATCTGATGACCTTTTTCTTCCTACAGCATCAATTTCATCTATGAAAATTATACAAGGCACATTCTTTTTTGCCAAACCAAATAGTTCTTTTATTCTTGTGGGACCAACACCTACATATTTTTCTTGAAAATCAGAACCTGACACTGAAATAAAACTACATTGTGATTCACCTGCCAATGCTTTAGCTAATAATGTTTTACCAGTTCCAGGTGGGCCCTCTAATATTAAACCTTTTGGAATTCTCACATTATATTTGATATATTTTTGATAATTTTTTAAAATATCCACACATTGCTCCAATTCTTTTTTTACATTTTCATAACCACCTACATCTTTAAAAAAGACATTATTATTTTTAATTACTTCAAAATTTTTTGATTTTTTATTAGTTGATTCAAAGTATCTATTTCTACCTGTTTTTTCATCTTCATCAAAATAACCATCAGATTTTTCTTCTTCGTTTTCTTCTTCCAGCTGGACACCAAGTGATTTTAAAAAACTTGATTTATTTAAAAAAATTCTTACAGTAGGTGGGTTTTCATCTTCATCATCATCTTCTTCTTCTTCATTAGATGTATCATTGTAATTATTTAATATAGCATTATTTTGCATTGTTACATTTTTTGAATTTAAATTTTTAAATTTTTTCATAAAAGCTGGTCTTGTTAATGGATATTTTTTTATTAAATGTTTTTCATTTTGAATATTTGTGTTATTTTTATTTAAATACTGTTCATAATATTTCCTTCCAAAAGGATTTTTATTATATATTATTCGATTATGCATTATTGGTATAACACATTTGTTATTCATTACATTAACCAAAAAACCATCTACAAAATAAGTTAAATACAAAAAATAATAAAAAATAGATGTAAACCAAAGTATCATATTTGATAATTATACTTATATATTATTTATATAGTTTTAATTAATTATATTATTGTTATAATTTTATGTATAGTATAATTTTATGTATAGTATAATTTTATGTAATTTATTTATTTATATTATTTTATTTTAATATTATATAAATGGTTAAGAGTAAACAACGAGGAGGTGATTTTAACGTTTTAGGAGATGATTTAGATAAAATACACAATTATTTATTAACACTTAATGCCGATACTCAACTTGAATTAGTAAAATCTTATAAACGTTT